CGAACGACTTCGCCACAGGTGTGGCAGCTCCATTATTAATGGAGAGGGCGCCCGTAATTTGGGACATGGATAAACTCCAAGGAATGGTCCTTAACGGACCTTAAGTGTGGCAAAATTACCACCGCGTAATTGCGAGATTAGTGCCAAACCATTTGTTACTGCTAAGAGAGACTCACTCGGCTTATATCTAAGCCGAGGGAAACCGAGATAGTTGGCTGCAGGCTTCCTTACGGAAGACTTAGTCCAACCTTCGCAGTGTCCTGTTAAACCCTTTCCAACGGCTCGAATCGACTTGAGGCCAAACTGGGACTCGAAGACAAGAATGTCCTCGACCCCTGATAAAGCATCAAGAGATTCTAGGAACTTCCCGACAGGGAAGATCCAGTCGAAAACGAAAGAGTAAGGAATGAGCTCCCAAATTAGTAACGCAGGGTTAAGCACACCAACCTGAGACAGCTGCTTTAAGGTAGCGTCTCTGATAACATATCGAACCTTCTTCTTATTGTACGAGTACTCATACCAGTGTTTAGTGGCGTACTGGACTTCTTCAGTCCACCACCACTCAACAAAGGCTTTTTGTGACACGTACATTGGGAAGCCGGAACGGACCTTGACGGCTAACGCCTCAGCAGATCCGTAAATGTCGTTCATCAAAGGCCGGACACCATATTGGTATTCAAGCCACCGATTGGCGACACTCTTTTCGAGTTTGTTAGCAGGTTTGGAAATAGCCTTCACAAGTGAAGGTATCGCCTTACCAGGATGGAGCGAGCGGAAGGTTTTAACTACATCCGTCATCAGGGATACTGCCAATTTGCTAGTTTGGCGGTATTCCCCCAATGACTGAGCGAGGTTAAGATTAGAGTCTCGTATCTTCAATCGCAATTTGCCATTCACAATTCCCCCAGCTTCCGTCAGCCTTGTCGGCGTCGTAGAAACTGAGCCTGGAACAGCAACTTTGATAAAGGGTCCGATCCACCACTCTTGTCCTGCGCTCGTATCCGGACCAACCCATAGTGATATGGTTTGGTACATTTCTTCCTTAGTCCCGTTAAACGAAGTCCAGTCTCTCTGCAAGACCGCAGGTTTCGCACGTTTCACAGTCGAAGTCTTGTTCCCATTACCATAATACATGTAATGAGAATCGACAACGCTGGATGTTACGATTCCTGATGGTCTTGACCGATAGTACCGGACGACATTTGTGGGATGTAGGTTGAATGAATAGGACATAGCTAAGCGGTTTAGGGGAAACCGAAGGACCAGGATTATCC